AATGCCAGTACTCAATGTCTTTCCTGCTGATGCAACAGTGGTTACTGGAGAATCAGTTTTTGTTTCAAACAAATATTCTGAGGCCATAGAGCAGCCCTTTACGTTATCATCAGATTTCCAGTAATCAGATATTCCAGCAGAATGTTCTACAACTGTCGTTCCAAACTGACCACGACCATGCTTTGCTGCTGGACCATTCTTAAGTTTGATAACTCCCTCTTGCTCAAAGTAATTAGGAACAGAGTAAATCCTTACAAGGCCAGTAGGATAGATCTTTCCATTGAATGGCAATTTAGAGAAATAATTCTGGTACTCTTCAACGGAGGATATCCAAACATTGCCAAACCCAGTAACATTATATTGAACTGCATCATATTTTATTACTTCTCCGCCAGAGTAGAAGTATCCATTGTATCTAGTGATCCAGTATACTGCTTCCCCAAGGCTAAATGTATTATTTATTACTATTCCGTTTTTTACTTCTGGAACATTTTTTGATAGGTTAGAATTTAAAGGTATGGCAGCGAGAGCATAGGAAGACTGTGTTCCAACTTCGTTGTTTATTGACTTTGTATTTTCAGTACCAGAAACTTCCCAAAGAAGTGCTGGCTTATACACATACATTCTTTCATCTTCTAAAAGACTTGCTTGTCTTAGAGTTCCAATAGATCTTTGAATATGTCTTACAGTATAATTTATCGACCCTCCGTTGTATACCGAGTTTGATTCGTTTGAAACTGAAATAATATTTGCTAATTTAGAGTTGTCTGATGTTTTATTTTTTATTTCTTTGTCTTGATACAAATCATTAGTTCCCTTAAGAGCAAAGGTCGTAGGTCTCTGTGCAACGGTTGGCATTATATGGTCTTTGCTCATCATAACAAAGTTATTATATTCGTCAAAGAACATTGCTGTCTGTGTTGATACTGCTAAGTCTTGTAGTACTTGTGCAACACTTTTATCTGGAGCAACAAAAAAGAATGGCATAATCATTTCTTTTTCACCTGAAACTCTTTTAAATGTGTAATTAGAAAATCCAATACTGTCTAACAAAAGAGATACTGCAGAACTAACAGAAACCTCTGTCATCAATATTTCTGGTGCTGTAAGTGATTCTAAGTACCAATACATATCCCTTAAAGATATTGCAATTCTTTTATTCTCTAAATCTGCTTTTGGAAATGAGTCTGAGTATAATGTTTTCATTGGAACCCAATAGTCCCAACCATTAACATCTATAATAATTTCATAAAACTTAAACTGTACATGACTGTCTACATACTCTGCTATAATACTTAACGGATTATTATCATTAAATGCTTGGTCATGATCAAATATATTAACGCTTCCGTTTGATGCAACTAATTGGCCAACAGGCAAACCGCTTAGTCCTAAGTCAGAAGCACTTTTATTGATTGAATAATTTATAACTTTATCAGAAAGGTTCATAGTGAGTCTAGGAGATATTTCAATAAGGTCAAATGTTGAGTCTTTTGAGGTCATTGAATCTACAACAATTCTAATTCCAGATATGTATTCAAACTCCCTGTACTGAATCTTATTGTTTAGTGAGTTTACAAACTGATCTGGAGATGTTGCATCTGTAAGAAAATTAGTCAGTCTGTCAACAGTTTCATCCTGAACATACCATCCATACTTTGGAGTTACTACTGTGTAGCCAGTTCCGTTCCATATATGATACTTTCCTACATCATTGCTATTTTCTTTTATAAGATATGCATAGCCTAACACAGACTTTTCAGGAAGAAGAATATCGCTTGAGTATGTCTCTGCAAATACAAATGTGTCTACCCATTCATCTGGAACAATAAACCCATAAGCAATTTCAACATACCCATCGCTCTTGATAATTGCAGAACCATCTTTTCTTCTTTTTGATGAATTAAAAGAAATAACATCTTGCCAATTATTATCTTTTAAGAATTGAATCTTCCACTTACTTGGAACCTTTTGATTTACTTCTCCGTAAAATGGATCAGTAAAAGAGCCTGTTGAAGATGAGAATGGTCCCAGGTCTTCAGTTCCAGTATGCGTTTGCATCTTGAGCACAACCCTGTTTGTTGGCACTTTATTTTTATAAACCACAAAAGGGCAAGCGTCTTCAATATAATTCTGAGTACCATTTACGTTTGATGAAATCCCATATTCTTTACCAGACTCCGTTCTATAAGATGTCCAGTACTTAAACTTGTCTTTTTTCTCTGGCATATAATACCTTGGTCTATCTGCCATAAACATATTAGGATGATGAAGTTTTACATTTTCAAAATATACTGCCTTATTTATTCCAGACCTTGGTCTAAATTTTTCAAAACAACTCTCTAGCGAGTATAGGGTCTGTATTTTTTCTTTTTTACTTAAAAAGGGAGTTGGAGTAGTCTCATTTTCAAAAGTGCCATCAATCAAAACATCTGCGTCAGTTGCTCCTGTATAAAAATTTCCAGAGTCATTAATGTCAAAACTTGTTGGTAAAGAAGAATAGACTGATGATGTCTGTGTTGGTCTGTATCTATAGTTTCCAATATGCCTAATATTATTTGTTCTATTCATATTTAGTTCTGCAATAACTGCTGACTTAGTTCTAACAGTATCAGCAGTCTCTAAAAATGATTGTAGGTCTTTGTCTTCAAACATTATACTTCTTCCAAAGTTACTGAGACATTCCAATAGTCAAACTTGTTTCCTCGTTTTTCAACAGAGTAAGAAAAGTCACTAATAAACATTTCAATTAGTTGGTTGTATTCCTGTAGGTTATCATAAGCATCTGGCTGTCCTTTAAATATACCCTTTCTGTCGTAAGCAAGAAATACCCAAAAAGATCCTTTGTGTGCTTCATACCACTCTAGCATATCAGCACCACCTGCTCCGCCATCTGTTGTATATGATTTTTTTGGAGACGAGCCACTTTCTGTATCAAATGTTGGAACATCCTCGTGAGACCTAGAAGGAATTAGAGACCAACTAGTACTTAAAGTAAGTTTGTCAGCAATATGATAAGATCTCATTCGACCATTAATCATTCTTTCTCTTTTTTCTATTCTTTCATTTTTAAACTGTAGTGGCTGTCTGTTATCGTCAGTGATGAGCAAGAACTGATCTATTAGTGACGAGTCTTCAACTCCTAGCGGATCTGCCCCTACCTCATGACCATTAGGTACATAGATTTCGTTTTGCAGTGTGCCACTATTTTCTGACCACAACATACCGCTTGGTCTTCTATATTTTTTACGGCCAAGCATATATGTGACTCTAGGATCTATTACTTCATCGACCATTTAATGACACTCCTCTAATTCTTCTGTCGTCAACCTGTTTAATTGTTGACATTACTGCCTGTGCAATTTCATTTGGATTAGCATTTGTCTTTGCGTTAACAGTTAGCGTATATGTATTATTATACACTGCTCCGCCAGGTGCATCTCCGTTATTTATCTTTTTAAGATTATCTGCACCGTAAGAATTCACACCATACTTGCTAACAATAAACTCTCCTGGAGTTAGCATCGCTGGCACCGTGTCTGTTCCTCTTGCAAATCCTCCTCTAGCAAAATACTTAGGAATAAGGCCACCCTTAGACTTAAACAGCATACTACCTGATCCGCCACCACTACCAACACTTGTTGCTTTAGGAGCAGGGATTGTAATTTTTGTTCCTGAGAATATTGTACGTCCATCATTATATTTGGGATCAGTCATCAATTTAGGATTTGCAGCCTGAAGTGCTGCCACAGTTGTTCCGTTTGCTTTTGCAATACTAGAAAGTGTTTGTCCAGACTTGACAGTTACTGCTGTTTTTACTGGTGCTACTACTACTGGTTTGGTTGTGGTAGGCACAACAGCATTGGCTGTCTTGGCTGCATCAAGTGCTGCTTGTTCTGCTACGATTGATTCGGCTAAGGCTTTATCCGCTAGGACTTCTTGTTCGGATGTTACAGAACTTTGTTCAACTTGAGTCTTGGCGTCAGTTACTCCCTGTGGTATTCCATTATATGCTGCCAACTTATCAAGAATGCTTTGCCACTTCTTGTCAATTGCATCTGTTGAAGCAAGCAATGCTCCAAGTTGGCCATCAAAGTTTTTACCTGCAAGTGTGTTTGCGTCAATCTTAGACTTGACTGCATCCCACTCTAATTGGGTTTTTCCTAGAACATCTATTCCCTTGACATATTTGTCTATTTGTGCTTGAATTAATTCATTAGAATATGTAATATCTTCAATTTGATCTTCTAGTGGTTGAAGTTGCTCTACTTGCTTTTTAAGAATGGCATCTTGTTTTATCTGAATATCAGCAAGTTTATTTTCACGCAACTCTTCTAGTTTGTAAATCTGATCTTGCTTATCTCTGATATCTGAAACAATCTTAAGTCGTGCTGGATCGTTCTCCATTTTGTAAAGTGCTTGAGCATTTTCAAACTGCTTCTGATCAATCTCTTTTTGAGAGAAGCCAGTCTCTGCTCCTCTAAGCCCATCAATTTCATTTGCTCTGGATTGGTCTAATGCTTGAGATAAAGAACCACTAAATCTTTGTGCTGACTGAGCACGGGCTTCTTGTACTGCCTTGGCTGCTGCTGAAATGTCTCCGCTAGTTAAAGCACCTGCAATATCAAGTTGGCTCTTTTGCTGATTTAGAATATCTTCATTTATCTCTGCAACCTTAGCAAGAGCCTCTGCCTGCTTATCATATTTATCATTAATTGTTTCTGCTTGGTTTGCCATAATCGCAGCATCATTTGACATCTTAGCATTTTGATTATTGATTGCTTCCATAGCACGATCACCAAATTTTGGATCTATTTCTAGTGTTCGTTCTAGGTCGCTAATCTCTTCTTGTAATCCTTCTATAGGTCTTGTGTAAGTCTTTTCAATATCTTGTTCCATGCCCCTAATCTCACGATTAAGTAATTCAATCTCTCTTCTAAATGGTTTGGCTGCTAACTCTAGGTCTATTAACTTTTCTTCATTAGCCTGCAATGTCTTAACCATACCGTTTGTTCTTGGATCGGCACCAGTTCTTAGCATACTTTCTTGAACAGAGAACATCTCATCTACAAGGTCCATACCAGGCTGAGCAGACTCAGAGAATTTTCCAGAGTTATAGTTTACTTGGATATCAATCATCTTTCTAGCCTCAATAGAGTTTAGGTAGTCTGCTA